GAGTCAGGATTCCGTCGTAGTTCTTGTAGATGAAATACAGATTCCCAGACTGGTCAGTCTTGAGGAAGATGTCGCCATTGTCAGCCTGACGCGGATCGGATGCAGTACCCTTCTTTCCGGCAAGATAGAAATGACGAGCCTGATTGGTATTAAAATTTTTCATAGTAAAATGAGATTTTAGTTGTCATTTAGTTATTCCGCCCAAACTGCTTTGGCGAGTTTGACCGCTTGTTCGAGTATCATCTGGTGAACTGGCTCAGGAAGCTCACACGCAAGTCCAGCTGAACTGTGAGGAGTAGGATAACCGTCAATGGTCTGTCCACTCACCAGACCTGGAACGATTATCGGCTTCGGACGAGCAAGATAACGAACAGTGTAGTCCTTCACTTTGTACTTGCTGACAAGCTCCGAATATGCTGTTTCCTCGTCGTTGTCATATTTGGCGTAAGAGAGGCGCAGAACTCGTCTGTTGTTTGGTCTCTTATATGGATTCCGCATTGTGCGAATCAGCTCATCCTGAGTAACAGGAACTACTTGAACGTTTAAAGAGTCGCCGCAGTCAGTACCTTCGAGTGTACATATTTCCATTTTACGGAAGAGTACGCCGTCAGGAAGCTTGAAGACGTAAGACATTGCGGCGTTATATATCGGCAATGCATCATCGTCTTCTGGATTCAACGTGATTTGCTTGACGAGCGTTGCAAGATAATCGGTAACTTGTTCGCTCCCCTCGAATGAAGTCGTTATGCTTCCGTTGTCCAGTCCAATAACAATGGCATATTCGGCATCGGTCAGGAACCGGCTGATTTCAACCGGTTCAAGACCTGGAGCCCTATTGCTCATTATGTTATTATAGTACTGGTTGAAAGCAAGCAACCATTCGGATGGAGTCTTCATTACTTACCTTTGTTCTTGTCAACTTCGCTCTCGAGAATAAACTTGATATCCTGATGCGCGGGTTCACTTATGTATCTCGCAGCCACAGAAAGTGTTGCGTTTTCGCCATTGTCGCAAAGCGGAGCATTGGTGGAAACAAGATAGTACACGTCATTTCTTGTAGTCACCTTGCCAAGCTCAACACCACGGCGAAGCAGAACTTTTGCATGAAGAAGAGGGTCAGTTATGTGCCGCAGGAAATTCTTTGCGTCAGCCTGAATCAGATTGATGACACGAGACTTGAAGAATGCGAGCGAAGACTTGCGGTCATAAGGACGACCATCAATGAGTTCGACAAGTATACGCATTGTATCAAAGTCATCTTCAATCTTACCAAACTGCTTATAGGATTCCACTGTAGCATTTACCTTTGCGTTCTCGAGCGATGTCTCATCCTTCTCGCTAACAAGCTCAAAGCGATAAGTGTTCTTCGGTCTGTCAAGACGTGCTTGCACTGAAGGTGCAACTATATCTGAATTGGCGAGAAGAACCTTATACTTGATGTAGTCTTCCGGGTTAGACAAGTCAAGGTGCAATCCTTCTTTCGTCAGATTAACCTTGTAGCTCTCCCAGAAGTTATTGTCAGGACGATAGACTGACAGCGCATTGTAATCCATGCTAAGTTCTTTTTCAAGAATGGTCTTTTCCTCGTTGGTAAGAACATTCTTATAAGAGCCAGTAGAACGCAACACCGGTACACAGAGAGAGATTACGGCTCCATCTGCAAGACCGCCATAAAGGACATGATGAGGATTATCTGTCAGGCCCCCACTCTTGCGAGGTACGAACCTGACAAATATCCTCTCAGTAGACAGTGGCCAAGATGTTGCGACTTCGTTCACTTTCTTGGTGCGATTAACGTTTTTGTTTTCAGTTTCTTCCATAATTATCTTCTCCATTTATTTGTATTTTATGCCTGAAGCATTGCGGGAATCAGCGAGATGCAACGCAGAGGGTCATAAATGAGGACACCCTGAGTAGCCTTGTAGTGTACCTCTGCTGCATCCTCATCGTAAGAGGCATTCTCATTGTTTGCCTGACCGGTGAAAGGATTGTAGAAAGGACCCCACTGGTAACCACGGTATTCAGACTGACCTTTCAGTTTGCACTTCTGAACGTTGGGCTGCTCTTCGTCTGCGGCATAGAAAATGTCGTAACGATAAGATTCTGCGGGACCGCCCTTAGGGTGCATAATCTTGTTGGTCATCAGATCGTCCTTGGAAGAATCAATCATCAGCTCAACCTCAAGTCCGTTGGAAGAAAGCCAACGAGTAACCTGATAGTCTGCAATGGTAACGGCGTTACCGTTTGTGAAATTCTTTTCGGGACCCTTGGTGACGTATGAAGGACTCTGCATACTGTACAGAGGAATCCAACCGGACATCTCCTTCTTGGCTTCCTTACTGAACTGAAGAGCTCCGCGCTCGCCAGTACGCATGACGAACTTGCGTTTCTTATAGTCAAGACGACCAGCAGATACACCCATCAGTGCGTCCTCAACGAGACCGATGCTGAAAACAGTGTAATAGAACTGCTGTCCACGTGCCATCTGCTCGCGGAAGCCAGCACCCTGACGGTTGGCGTTGCCGCTAAGACCGATGTTGGAATACTCGCCGTTCTCCATACGGGTTGAGACACCGCGTTCGAGAGAGTTGTTCTTGCAGTCAACCCATGCCTTCTCAATAGTCCAAGTCACGTTGTGAATCCAACGGTCAACAGTTGCGTGCTTCTGAACGCCGTTGACTTCCTTTGTGATAGGAATATGACAGGCAAGACGCTTGCCGAGTTCCTTGCCACCAATCTTGTGATGGAGACGGACACGCTGCCAGTCTTCCTTCATTCCGATAGGGCTGGAGAAACGAACGTCACCAACACGCCTTGAGAAGTTGTCTTCAATAGGATTGTAACCGGGAGACAGACGTTCACCGGGGAGCAGGCGCTCCGCAGGAATACCGTTGCTCATGTTCGCACCAAAAGGCTCAACCAGATACACGGTATTGGTTCCCTCAGTGTAACCCTCTTCCTTAACAATCATAGGATAGGTTTCGTTGTAGTTGCCCCATACGATTTCGCCAATGGCGAACCAGTCGGTAGCAGTAACGATATAAAAAGGCTCAAAGCCGACACCCACGTTGGGGTTGCTTGCAGAAGTGACAGGCGTACCATCGGCATAACGAGCTTCCACAAGAGGAATGTTTTTCCTCGAAGAAGTCATGATATCCCAGAAGAGTTCGCTGTCATCGTCATACTCACGGACAGGAACCTCTTTGGAGAGATAAGTGTCAAGAGTAGGAAGATACATGCTGCTGATAAGAACAGTCATGACATCACTGGCCATCTGCGGATTGGTACGGAACAGACCATAAAGATGATTATCCTTGGTAACAGTTCCACGCCAAGCAGTAACGCCAGTCATTTGATTTGGTCCTATACGTCCAGGCATAGTCTTATGATTTTAAAGTTAAACGTTAGTTTACATATCTACATTCCATCCGTCGGAAAGCAGCGGGTCTTCGTGAGAACCGTCACCACCGGCGAATCTCATTGTTCCACCATCGAGATTAGTCGTATTGATTTTGCGGCTCAGTTCCCTGATGCCATTGTTCTTTGCAATACGAACCTGCTCGTTTATGATTCCGCTGAGGTCCTTGCCGCCATTGGTCAGCACGTACCACATACCGAGCTGCTTTGAGAACTCAAGCGGGTTATCTTTTTGGAATTTCTGAACAGCGGTCAGCAGTTGACCAGTGGTCTTGTCTTTGTAAATAGGACGCGTAACGGCATCATAGACCTTCTGGCAAGCACGCTTATCGAGCTTGGTATCGCCAATCTTGATTTCATCTTCAAGAATCATCTTCCTGAATGTCTTGGCGTTCTCATCGCGCCTGCGCTTTTGCTCTTCAGCCTGTGCCTTCGCATCGTCGAGAATCTTCTGATATCCCTTTTGGTAATCAGCTTTTAATGATTCAAGCGCATCCTTTGCATCATCGACATCGCTTCCAGCCTTGAAAGACTTTTCTATTTCGCGGTTTGCTCTCTCTGATGAATACCCCTTATTGATGAGGTCATTATAAATTAGCTGCTTGCGCAGGTCAACCGCATTGTCTTCCTCAGAGGAAAGCGCCTCGGGATTGATAGAGCCAAGATACTGAATGGTTTGTTCATACGCCTTAATGGTGTTTGGAGCAACTCCGTTCCCGAGAGCCTCGTCTATACGACGCGTGCGCTCATCGAACCTTGACTTAATCGCTTTCTCCATCAGGTCTGCGAAATCCTCAGGAGTCTTGATGTTCTCAAAGTCTTTATCTTCGAAGTCGGGGAAAATGCCATCCTCTCTGCAAGCTTGGGCTATGGAAGCATAGAATTTGTCTGGAGAAGTACCCTCGCCATCATGGGTGGCATCTTCCTCTTCTTCTTCCTCCGTTTTGCCTACTTTCTCCGGACTTTCAGGTTCTTCCTGTTCTTCCTCGGCAGGAGTTTTAATTTCATCGGCATTTTCTGGCTGCCGCTGTTCATCACCATCGTTTTCAAAGATCTTGTTGGCTTCCTCATCTGATAGGATGCCATCAACGTTAAATTCAAATGCTTCCATAATTGTCTCCATTTAATATTTACCGCAAAGATATTTAATCAGCAATAGCAATAGCCCGTCGTAAACAATTCGTTATACGACGGGTAAAAGATTTATTTATTATTAATGCTCGGTTAAATTATGATTAACTATCAGCGCCTGCATCCAAACTCGCAGATAACATCCACAAGCTCCATTGCTGCTTCTCCAGACACATACGCCGGTAATTCTCCATCAAGCTGATAACCAATAGATTTCGCGATAGCATCGGCAACGTGTCTTATCTCGTGGACAAGCGTATTGATAAATTCTGCGCCTGACGAAGACGGGCCAACAACGACAATTCCTCTTTTCGTTTTAGGATTAGAGTAAGAAAATCCTTTATCCCTCTTATGGTCTTTCATTAATGATTCAGCTTCATCCATCGTTGTCATGGACGCTCCACAATCATACAGACATGAGAGCACGCCATCAATATCATACCTGTCTGTTGCAAAAAGGAAGTCAATAACCCATCTTCCTATATTGATAACACTGTGAACCATTACACCATATCCTCCCAAATTATAGGAACGCCTTTAGATTCACAATCGGCGAGAAAACGACAAAAGGCGATACCGTCATAACCGTCCTTGTCGTCAAGCACGTCTTTCACGTACGTTGCAAGCGCACGTTCATCTCTGATGCTGCTACCAAGATAGTCACTAATTCCCATGTGCATTACAAACACCTTGTCGTAACCATAGTCATTCTCGAGCTTAATTCCGTGAGCCCTTAGAATAGCATCGACCTGATCCATAGACTTCAACTGAACGTGATTGCCGTTCATATCGCGCATTCGAGAAATCGCCCATTCGCACATCTTTTTAG